ACCCAGGAGTTCCGCCTAGACCGCGACCACGTGCCGGCTTTGATTTACCCGCTGTACCTGAGCGTGTGGCCAAGCGTGAGGCTTGACGACAAGGCGGTGCAGATCACGTACTTGGCCGGCTACGGCGGTGCTGCCAACGTGCCGACCCCGGCCAAGCACGCCATCAAGATGCTCGTGGGCCACTGGTACGCCAACCGTGAGGCTGTCGGCAACGCCGGGCAGAACGTGCCGATGGGCGTGGCGGCCCTGCTCGAGCCCCTCAAGTGGAAGCAGTACGCATGAGCATCGAAGGCCGGATCGCCGTTGACGTGAGCTTTGCCGACTCGGCTACGAGTGGCGGCGTGCAGTCGCTCAAGAAGATCACATTGACCGACACGACGCCGTACACGTCGGGCAAGGTGGCGATCGTGACGGGGACGGCGGGGACGGCGGCAGTCGCGATCTCTGTTCAGCCCAGTGCGTACAAAGACGCCAGCGGAAACTTGGTGTCGTTTAATAGCGTGGAAAGAGTTGTGTTCCTTTCGAGCCAAAACTGCTTGGTAGAGGAAGCCGATACGCAATCGCAAGTCGCAAGATCGCTCGGCCGGGTAAGTGTTGGCGATTGCTCGCCATCGGCTCAGCAAATCTTTAATATCTCCCCACAGTATTCCGCCGGCACCGCGTCCTACACCCTGGTTCTTTACGGGACGTGAGCCATGCTGAAGGCCGGCATCATGGACCAGAAGGCGACGATTGAGACGCCCACCGAGGGCGTCAACAGCATCGGCGAGCCGACGTTTACCTACTCCACGTTTGCTACTCGGTGGATTGCCCTGCTGCCGCTGTCGGGGGCCGAGCGGGTGGCCAGCCTGCAGACCGAGGGCACCGTGACGCACCGAGTGCGACTGCGGTACACGCCGGGGCTCAAGCCCAAGATGCGGCTCGTGAGCGAGGGCCGCACGTTTGAGATCGACTCGGTCGTCGAGCGGGGCCGCCGCGAGGAGCATGAGCTGCTGGTCACGGAGAAGCTCGACTGATGGCCGTGCAGATTGGAATGACAATCGACGGGGTAAAGGAAGTCCTGCAAGGCTTCGCCGCGCTGCCGGTCGGGCTGCAAAAGAAGTACCTCCGGGCCTCGGTAAACAAGGTCACGAAGCAACACGTCAAAACGGTCAAGTCGCTGGTGGCTCGCGGTCCTACCGGCAACCTTCGCCGGTCCGTTGGCGTGGTGACAGAGGCCAAGGTGAAAGGCCGCACGCAGACGGCTGTGCTGGGCTTCCGCCGGGGTGGCAAGGCGGGCGAGAACGGCACCCGGTCAGGCTTTCACGCCTGGTGGATTGAGAACGGCGTAAAGGTGCGGCGTCCCAAGAGCGCCAAGGTGCTAAACGTCCCGATGTCTCGGGCCAGCAAATACCCGTACCTAAAGGGCAAGGTGGCTACATCCAGCGACAACGGCGGCATCTTCTTCCGCCAAGTCAAAGGCTTCGCCGGCACGGGCAAGTTTGCGGCGTGGGCCGACGCCACGCTGCCCAGCATTCGAGACGCCCTGCAGACCGAGCTCGTTAGCGCTTTGGATAAGGCGACGGCCGAGGCCGCTAGGCGAGCCGCCAGAAAGGCGCAGGGCAAGTAATGCCAACCGTCACCCACATTGACGAGGCCCTGGTCCAGGTGCTGTCCGCCGACGCCGACATCGCCATGCAGGCCGGGAGCCGCATCTACCAGGTGCAGGCCCCGCAGGGCACGGCGTTCCCGTGCATCGTGTTCGCCCGCGAGACGCAGCTGAAAGACCCGTTCACGCACTCCCTCGGGCCGGGCTCGCTGGTCCGGGCGACGTACACGTTTTCCTGCATCTCAACCACCCTGCTCGAGGTGCGAAACCTCGCGCGTGCCGTAAAGGCCGCCTTACAATACAAGCGGACCGACCGCATCCGGCTGGCTGTCGTGAGGAGTGACGACGACCAGCAGGAAATCGCCCCTAGCGGCGAGCAGCTGCCGGTTTACCGCACAGATCTTTCGGTCGAGGTTACATACGCAGAACCCTGAGCAAGGAGGCTCAGACTATGGCAGTAGACATCGGACAGGGCACCTTCGTTACGTTCGGCAGCATCGTCGGCAGCGGCGCGACCCACTACAAGGTCAACAGCGTCTCGCTCGGCGGCGTGAGCCGTGATGTGGTCGATGCCAGCCATCTGCTCACCACGGGCGGCAAGGTGTTTCTCGCCAGCGAGTACTACGACCCGGGCGAGCTGTCGCTGGAGATTCACCACGACCCGGCGCTTAACCCGGTCAACCTTCTTACCAACGTGGCGACCAACCAGGCCGTCAACATCTACTTTGCCAACGGCGGAACCGCCACGGCGCTGTGGAGTGCGTTTGGCTACGCATCGTCATTCGAGGCTTCGGCCCCGAAGGACGACATGATGACCGGCACGCTGACCATCAAGCTGTCGGGCAACATCGGCATCTAAGAGCAGGAGGCGCGGACTGTGGCTCTGACACGCGAGGAGATTCTTGCCAAGCGCAACGTGCGGCCTCGGACACCTGTCGAGGTGCCGGGCTTGGGCACGGTGTATGTGGCCAAGTTCACCGCCCGGGACCGAGACCGGTTTGAGGAAATCGTCACGGGGGGCATCCCCGGAAAGGTGAACCTGCGGAACGTGCGGGCTCAGGTCGTGGCCCTGCTGGCCGTCAACGAGGACGGCACGCGGATGTTCACGGACAACGACGCCGACGCCATCGGCGAGTTGGACAGCGACAGCGTGCAGGCCATCGTGGACGCCGGGTTCAAGCTGAACGGCCTGAACACGGACGCCTTGGAGGACGCCGCAAAAAACTAGAAAGCCGGCCGGTGCTGCTGTTCCTGTACCGGCTGGCGTTGCAACTCGGCGAGTGGAACGTCGAAGGGCCAGGAGGATTGGCAGACCAGATCCCGTGGTGGCAGCTCGAGCGGTGGATGGCCGCCTTTCAGCTGATGCCGTGGGGCGACGAGTGGCTACGGGACGCGGTGCTCATGGCACAGAACTACAACAGCAACCGCCCCAAGGGTAAGCCGGCCATGCAGCCGCACGACTTCATGCCGGTTCCGAAGCGTGGCCAGACGCCGCAGGAGATGTTCCGCATTCTCCAGTCGGCCAAGAGGTGAGCCATGGCCGCCAAGAACTTCGGCCGCGTCAACGTCTCCATCACGGCCAGCACCGGCGGGCTCACCGCTGGGCTGGGCCGAGCCAGTAAGCAGCTGGGCGGATTCGCCGGAAGCATCAAACGAATAGACGCAGCCGCAACGTTTCTGGCGGCGACGACTGCAATCCGGGGAGTGACGGCTGCTGTCGGGTCACTTTTCAGGGCGATGCGAGGAGCGGTCGACGCGACAGTCGCGCTTGGCGAAGAACAAAGCAAGTCAACTGTAGTCTTTGGCAATGCGGCTGAGGCAGTCGCAAGGTTTGCCAAGTCGTCGTCCGCAATTGGCATCTCGGAAACCGAAGCGCTGCGGGCTACAGGGACGTTCGGAAACCTATTTCGCGCGATTGGTCTCGCGGAAAACCAGTCGGCTGATTTTTCCATCAGCATGACTTCGTTGGCCGCAGACCTGGCGAGCTTCAACAACACGAGCATAGAAGACGCACTGCTGGCCCTTGGCGCTGGCCTTCGTGGAGAAGCGGAGCCTCTGCGACGATATGGCGTCTTACTTGACGACGCGACGCTCCGGCAGCACGCCATGAGGATGGGCCTCACGGCCACGCTGAAGACTGCGTTGACGCCGTCCATTAAGGCGCAAGCTGCGTACGCAGCAATTCTCGGCCAGACATCGCTCGCACAGGGTGACTTCGTTCGCACCTCTGGTTCGTTGGCAAACCAGCAAAGGATCCTCCAGGCGAATTTCTCTACCCTCCAGAGCCAATTAGGCCAGGCGTTCGTGCCGCTATTTCAGACGCTGGTCAGAGAAGTCATGAACGTGATTCCTGAAATCAAGGCGATGACTTCGCAGTTTGTCGCTTTTTTCACGACGGTTATTCCTGGCACCGAGCAGGCAAGTAGTCAGATGTCATCCCTCGCGGTAACGCTTCGTTTGATTACTGGTGCGGCAACGATGGTCACTGGCGTTTTCCAGATGGCGGCAGGAGGCATTGCCGCGTTTGGTGCGGCAGGCGCTCTGGCATTTGCTTCTATCACTGGTGGTATTGGGGCAGTCACGGAAGGCATTGCAAACCTAATTGCGTCACTGCCTGGCATTGATTTGGGCATCGCATCTGCCATGCAAAGCGCCGCAGATGCGACGAACGAGCTAGCGGCGGCATCTTTTAGCGAGGCCGGCATCCTTGGTGATGCTGCCGGGAACCTTACTGCACAGGGCCTTGAGAACTTCGCCAATCCACTGGCTGCATTTGACAAGAACATGAAAAGCGTCGAGGCCGGAATGCAGAATGCAGCCGCCAGCGCCGGACAGTCTCTTGGCGCGTCTGCTGCTCCGCAGTTGATGGCAGCGGTGCGTGCTTCCTCCGAATCGCTCAGAGCCATTGTGGCCGGCACGGGTGAAGGCGAGGCGTTCCGCAACAGCATCATGCGAGT